ATCCCTTGGCGGTTAGCGTTTGCGTTGCAGGATTTCGGATGGTACTTACGGCAAGATATTATTTGGCACAAGCCGAATCCGATGCCCGAAAGCGTGAAAGATAGATGCACGAAAGCGCATGAATATATTTTCTTGCTAACGAAGAAACCGACATATTATTTTGACCACGAAGCGATTCGAGAAAATGTTGCGGTGCATCACGACAAAACGAGAAATTGTGCGGTGCAACATGAAAAACGAGAAAATGTTGCGTTGCAACAAAAATTCGAGGAAAAAATCGAAGAAAAAAGAAATAAACGGGATGTTTGGACTGTAGCCACAAAACCGTATGCAGGATCTCATTTTGCAGTCTTTCCTACAGAACTGGTTGAACCTATGGTTTTAGCAGGTAGCAAGGTTGGAGATATTGTTTTTGATCCATTCTTTGGTAGCGGAACAACAGGTGCAGTTGCTCAAAAGTTGGGTAGGCAATACATAGGTTGTGAATTAAACCCAGCTTATAAAGATCTGCAAAATGAAAGATTGCAACAATCTTCATTACTGTTAACCTAAGCGTTTAGGATAAATATGAATAACTTTGGATTTGTAATTGATGGCATACCAATGGGAAAAGAAAGACCTAGATTTGCCAATGTGAATGGTTTTACTAAAACTTATACTTCAGCAAAAACTAAAAATGCAGAAGGCATGATTGGTTGGGTTGCTTCAAATGCAATGAAACAAAGTGAAAATGTTTTGATTACAGAACCATTATTTATTTTTATTGAATTTAGGATGCCAATTCCCAAGTCATTTTCTAAAACCAAACATTTAAGCTGTACAACAGGTGAAACTGTTCCAACTGTTAAACCAGACTTAGATAATTTAGCTAAAACAATATTAGACGGAATGAATGGCATTGTTTATAAGGATGACAGTCAAGTTGTTGACTTATTTGTTCGCAAAAGATATGCCGATGTTCCTTGTGCAATTGTTTCAATAAGAGAATTTAAGAATCAGGGTAACTACTACTTGTGAGGTAGTTACTTTTTTTGTAGTATGTAGTTGTAGCAACTTTAAACATGGAGAGGTAAATGAAATCAAAAGATGAAGTAGTTGTAAGTATTTTGAATCACCCAAGAAATAATCCTGCGTTACTTAAAAACATCATTGAAGCTTTAGATGCAGGATCACCAGATGATCTGGAAACATTACAAGATTATCTAAATCAAAAAGAGTTCAAACTGTTTGGCTTGAAGGCTTATGCAATGAGCATTGACTATCAAGAAAATATGGCAGAAGAAGTTGCGGTGCATTTTTTTAATCAATCATTAGCTGGAGAGTAATCATGGCAACATTTGTAGAACTTAGAAAAATAAATGTAAATGAAAAAGTAGAAAAGAAAAACGGTCTTTCTTATCTTTCTTGGTCTTGGGCATGGGATGAATTTAAACAAGCTTATCCTGATGCAACTTACGAAATAATTAAAACTGAAAATGGTTTACCTTATTTTGAAAGCAATGCAGGTGCTATGTGCTATACCAAAGTAACTGCTGGTGGCATTTCTCATGAAATGTGGCTTCCTGTTATGGATAATTCTAATGCTTCAATGAAATCAGAGCCTTACGAATATCAAACTCGTAATGGTAAAAAAACTTGTCAAGCTTATACGATGTTTGACATTAACAAAACTCTTATGAGATGTCTTGTTAAAAATTTGGCAATGTTCGGTTTGGCTTTGTATATATATAGCGGTGAAGATTTACCCGAAGAAGATGCTCCTGATCTCACAGAAAAGGCACAGGAATGGGTTACATCTATTAAAGAATGTAAGACTATAGATGAACTCAAAACAGAGTTTGGTTTTGCTTATAAAGAATTAAGCAAAGATAAAAATGCTCTTGATTTAATCTCTCAAGCTAAAGATGCTCGTAAAGCAGAATTGGAGAAAAAGAATGGGTAATCCAATTAGATTTTGTCCAGCTTGCGGAACTAAACATTTATGGGGCAGTAGGAAATGTCCTGCTAGAAAGGCTCAAAATGATTGAGCAAGGAACTCCTGAATGGCATGAACTCAGAAGGGGCAAGGTAACTGCTTCTAGGGTTGCTGACATTATGGCTAAAACCAAAACTGGAACATCCACAAGCCGAGGAAACTATTTGGTTGAATTGGCTTTGCAACGAGTAACTGGAACAGTTGAAGAATCTTTTAGCAATACTGCTATGCAATGGGGGACAGATAATGAACCGTATGCACGGATGGCTTATGAAGCTTCATCAAATGTATTTGTTGAAAAAATTCCTTTTATTGACCATCCTGTCATCCCTTGGTTTGGTTGCAGTCCTGATGGGCTTGTGGCTACAGATGGTGGCGTAGAAATTAAATGTCCTTATCAGTCTGCAATCCATTGGGGATATGTAAAAGCTAATGAATTACCAGCAAAGTATGTTTATCAAGTACATACACAAATTATGTGTGCTGAACGAGATTGGTGGGATTTTGTAAGTTTTGATCCTAGGATGCCAGAAAGAAGCAAACTGTTAATCAAACGGGTATACAGAGATGAAAAGATATTGGCTGATATTGAATCTGCTGTTAAACAGTTTTTAGAAGAAGTTGAAAAAGAAGTTGAGCTAATGAAAGGCAAACAATGACAACAAAGAAAGACCTAAGACCTGATGAGAGAAGGGCAATCTCATTAGTAAAAATGGAAATGGTAAAAATGGCAAAGGTGGATATTAAAAATATCTTTCCAGCCTTGAAAAATAAATTTAAGAAAATTGCTGGAACTACAAAAAGTCCTAGTAATACAAGAAAAGGATCTGGAAGATATAGACCAAATCAAGAAGAAATTAAATCACGGTTAGATAAACAAGGAAAATAATCATGAGTGGCGTAAACAAGGTAATTATTTTGGGTAATGTTGGCAAAGATCCTGAAACTAGATTTACTCAAGGCGGTGATGGTGTTACCAATATCTCAGTTGCCTGCACAGAGAAATACAAGGACAAACAGGGTGAGCAAAAAGAAATTACTGAATGGGTCAATGTTGTATTTTTTGGAAAGCTTGCTGAGATTGCAGGCAAGTACATTAAAAAAGGATCAACAGTTTATGTTGAAGGCAAACTCAAGACTGAAAAGTATGCAGACAAAAATGGAGTTGAAAAGTATTCTACTAAAGTAATTGCAAGCAATATGCAGTTAGTTGGTGGTAAAGCCAGTACAGATAATCATGGTGCTGGTGGTAGTCCTAAGAACGCTGGTGCAGGTACTGGCGATATTCCTGATGATGACATTCCTTTTTAAGGAGTTTTAAATATGAAAAAAGCTATTGCAGTTTTATTACTAACAATTTCCGTGTCTGCTTTTGCATCATGCCCACCTTATGCTCCATATCGTTGTGTAACTGGGTTTAACGGAAAAATGATTTGTGGTTGCGGTTAATTGAATAACTCTGAATTGTTCAAGCACCAATGCTCAGTCCGTTATTTATGTAAATTACGGGCTGAGATGGGCTTGAACAAATTTAGGGTATATGTTTCAAGCGATCAGATACAAAAGTTATGGAATAAATTAGCGGATGATTTCACCTATCAATGGATGAAAGGCAACCGAGGTAATCATGGAGATTGGCGATGAAACAATTTTTTATACTTGCACATGAACTGGCAAGAAAAAATGCAATGCAAGCAGTACTAGAAGCCCCTACAGGCTATGCAGTAGAGATTAGACCTAAGAATAGAACTTTAGATCAAAATGCTAAGATTCATGCCCTTATACAAGAAATAAGCCGAAAAATAGTATGGGCAGGCAAATTACAAGAAGTAGAAACATGGAAACGCCTTTTGACAGCAGCTTGGTTACGAGCAAGGGGTGAACCTGTTGAGATGTTACCAGCTATTGATGGTTTTGGTGTTGATGTTGTTTTCAGACCTACCTCAAAATTAACAGTCGAGGAAATGTCAGAGTTTATTGAATATGTAACAGCTTGGGCTGTGGAGCAGGGAATTCAAATTGACTAAGACAGAGAAACAGCACTATGATAAATTGGCAAGATATGGCTGTATATTATGCGTGTTCCTCGGTTACGGAGAGGGAACTCCTGCTGAAATCCATCACATCAGGAGAGCAGGTAAAAGGGATAAAGCACCTGTCATTCCCCTCTGCCCAGAACATCATAGAGGAAATGCCGGTATTCACGGACTTGGGCGTAAAGCATTTGAACGCACACACGGGATCACCGAAGAAGAATTATTGGAATTTGTCTTGGAGCGAACCCAATGAATGAGATCCGTTTAGCAAACTCGCAAATTATGATGGTGGCTCAAGCAGGCGTAATGCGACATTTACAGTTTTTAGGACGATCTGCCAGACCAATGTACGGATTAGATGCGAACACAAAATGGGAGCTACAAATCGAAGGTGCGTTAAGTGAGTATGCACTAGCAAAGTTTCTTGGAAAACATTGGGAAGGCGTTGGAACTGCGGGTGGAGATGACTTAGGGGAAGAAGAAGTTAGAGTTACCAAGTATGAAAATGGTCATTTAATCCTACATCCAGCAGATAAAGACCATAAAAGGTATTGGCTTCTTACAGGAGAAAATGGCAGATATGTTGTAAAAGGGTTTATTTTGGCATGGGATGGAAAGCAAAATAAATACTGGGTAGATAAAAAAGAAGTTGGAAAAGATGGAAAAACAAGAGATAGGTCTTGTTTCATGATTCCACAAAAAGATTTGCAAAACCCAAGCGATTGGGTATCATGTAGGTAACTAAAGAAAGGAGTTGGTATGGCAACAGCTAAAAGAAGCGATGCAGGAAGTATTAAATACACCAATTTATCTGAAGCGGCAAAACAGTTGGGCGGTGTTGGTGGGAAGTCAAACTCCCCTTCTAAACAAGTAGCAAGTCGCAACAATGGAAAACTTGGTGGTAGACCAGTTAAAAAATAAGGAGAATTTTATGAGTGATGCCATAAAACCAGATTATGTTTGGACAGCTTCAGGCACAAACATTGAAGAAAGATGGAAGCAATATGGATGGGTAAGACCATCTGAAACCCCTGAATATAGGGCTAAATGGAAACACTTTCAAGAATTGCCATTAAGAGATTTGGATGACAAAGCTAAAGAACAGTATGAATTACTTCTTAAAAAATCTAAAGTGGTGAGGATAAAATGAAAGATATTTCTGAACAATTAATTAAAACCAGAAAATTAATTTCTGAATTAGAACAGTTAAATGCAAATCCTGATCTAACTGGTCATAAACAGTTATATGATAAAGCTATTGAATTAGATATAGTTGTTCAACAGATTATTATTAATACAGCAGATTACGCATGACAACATTTACTACAGAAGATAGGGAATTGGCTGAATGTGAGCCAGTTCCTTTTTTTGGTTGGATTGATAAAGAAGATACTGAAATGATGCTTAGACATCAACTTCAAGTCATGCAAGCTGAAATCCAAAGGCTTAGAAAAAAACTTATGGAAGCTGGAATATATGAATGAACCAGTAGCGTGGATGCAGACATTCACACAAGTGAAAGATGGTGTTGAGCTAGTAAAACACGCAGTAAATATTGAACAAGTTGGCATTAACGATATTCCACTCTATACCCAAGACCAACTTGAAGAAGCTAGAAAACTAGGTATGCAACAAGAACGAGCATTGTGGAATTTATCAGCATCAACACAGGAAATTATGGATACCCATCCAATAAAAGAACTAACAAACCGCATATCAGAGTTAGAGAATCAGCTTGGGTTTATTGCAAGCATTAACAGGGCTGGCTTAGGAGTTGTAACCGCAACACCAATGTCTAGTGAAAAAATAAAAAAAATATGGAACGCTATTGAAGAACAGAAAGATGACAACTTTCATTATGGATGGAAAAAATGTGAACAGTATTATGGGTTTGCCCATCCAGTAAAAGAACTACATCTATCACTTCAAAAAGATAAAGAAACAGGGGAACTACTAGCCGTTACTTATACCGATGATGAGCATAGGATTGTAGAAGTATTGTGGCAAAAATCACCAGTAAAAGAACACTTTGAAGATGAGCCACAAGCAGAAGAATTGCATGAAATCTTGCAGAGTAATACCCATCCAGTAAAAGAACTAACAGATGAGGTCAAAGATGCCTTAATGGATGCTTTATCAGGCTGGAAATATATTAGGCAATGTCATGGCGATTTGTATGGTGTTGGCTGGGATAGGGTGCAAGATAAGTTAGAAGCAATACTAAGAAAGGCAAGTGAGAAATGACCGACACAATACAGCTTACAATTTTATGTTTTATTGTTTATTCCATTGGGGTTTATTTGGGATATGCATTAAGAAAGGCAAGTGAGAAATGAATCAAGAACTATTGCATAAGTTATTTGATTACAAAGATGGCAGATTGTTTTGGAGAGAAAGTCCTAGCCGTAATGTAAAAGCTGGTGATGTTGCTGGGCATTATGGCAAGCGTAGGTATGCCCAAATACGCATAAGTGGCAAATATTACCTAAAGCATAGGCTTGTTTATTTATATCATCATGGGCATTTACCGCCTGAACCATTAGTAATTGACCATATAAACCGAAATAAATTTGATAACACCATTGAAAATTTAAGGGCAGTTACAAAATCAGAAAACCAGCGTAACAATAAATTTAAGGCACAAGAGAAATGTTAACGAAACCCTTTAATACCTTTTAGTTTATCTTCCAGTTCTTGACCTTCTCTGCACTCAGCAGAACAAAAGCTACCTAACTCTATTGTTTCATTGCAATAACGACAATAACCAGTATAAGTAGCTTTTCTTTTATCTCTAATGGCTTTTATTGCCAAATCTCTATGCAATTCTTCCAAATCACTTGCATCATCAAAAACATCTGTCATGCTATTCCTGATATAAATTCTTGGGCTTCTGCGTGTCTACGCTTTAACAGTCCAGCCATGTGTTTTCCAGCAGCCATATCCCATTTTTCAAACTCATGGGATGCGCCTTCCATATCACCTTCATTGATCTTTTTTAACAAAGTAGAGCCAGCAAAATTGCCAGCCCCTACATTGAATACAAAGTCTACAAGAGCATCAAATTCATCTTGGGTTATGTCTGTATGAACTTTTGAATTAACAGCTTGTGAAGCCTTTTGAACATCTTTCATAAGCAATTCTTCAGCTTGTTGTTGGGTAATTGTCATGTTGGGATAAACATCAGATCCTGTATGTCCATATCCAATAGTCCAAGGATCACCACCAGTAGCAGGATCAGGATAAGAAGTAAACTTGCATCCTTCAAACTGTTCAGTAAGATGTAATCCATTTTTTGAATAATTCATTTAGCCACCGCATCATATTGTTTGTAACAGGCATCAAGAGCAGTTCTTATTTGGTCTGCTCTGGAAGCTTCCCTGATAAGAAATTCTGCATCCTCGGCAAAAAGGGTTGCCCCAGTTCCACTTTGTCCATTGTTGGAGCTTTGGTTTGTCCTACTGGGTCTGTTCCGCAACTCGATAAGAGCATTAGCAAGCTGATTGTTAATAGCATTGATTTGAGCATCTTTGTTTTTCCTTATTTGGTCTGTTGCATCCTGCATTTGATGTTCTTTTTCTCTGGCATTTTTAATTTCTTCAGCTTTATATTCTTCAAAAGCATTGTGCTCATATCTACCATAGCCAACTCCAGCCATAGCAATCACCGCCAAGCCAATCATTAAATAAGAACTAATTGGAAGGGGGAACATTGCCATCCTTTTGAGTTGCAGCTTTAGCACCAATCATCACACCAGAACCACCAAGGACTGTGCCAAAGCCCACACCAAGTTGTGAGAAATCCATAGAGCCACCATGTAAAACATGAATGATAGCAATCCCCAAGAAACCAAAAAGAGC